TGCAAATGGGAACGAATTGTAAAAAGTTTATAGATTTGTCGTATAGAGCTGAGAGCAAAAGAATTAATGATAAATTGCAAGGTTTGAATCAAATTAAAGAGTGGGCTAGAAGATCACCCGTCTTAACGGAACTGTTAAGTAGATGGAATAGACATATGAAAATAATATCAGTTTATGAATCACCTGACAGAATAGAACCAGCTTGTTATATTTTTGAAGGTCCTCCAGGCAAAAGAAAATCAGTTTTGATGAACGCCATGATTCAAGCGTTAGGTGAACCTTTTTATGCGCATTGTGTTAAATCAGTTTCAGATGGAAAGGATTTTTATGATAATTATAATAATGAGCCGATATTTTATATGGACGATGTAGGACAAAATGGTCCTTCGCAGTGGAGGCCGTTAATGAATATGGTATCCTCTGTTAAATTACCATTAGATTGTGCTGAAGCGCAAAATAAGGATACAAAGTTTTTTAATAGTACTAAAATATTTTTGACAACAAATCGTTTTCAAACATTAAATATAAATCTATCAAAGAGTGATTGTATTGATGATATAACCGCTTTATGGAGAAGAGGTTTGGTGTTTGACTTTTCCCAGTTACAAGTTTACGGAGATTCATATAGAGGAGTTATGAGTTTTAAATATTTCAATATAGAAAGGCAGCAATTTGTTACGGATTTCCCACATTCTATGAAGAAGGAGATGGCTCTTAGAGGAGTGTCTTTGACGCCTTCTATAGAGGTGAGAGATAGATCTCAGTTGTTAGCATGGATGTGTAAAATCGTCAAAATTAATGATCTCTTGAAGTTGCACTACAAGAGTGAAAATATTTTGTCTGAATCTGAGTTGATTACATTGAGAGAAGCAATAGAGTCAGTAGAGTTTCAAGACGCTCCTTTAGAGGCTCAGGCTTGTTCTCAGTCATATTTATGTGAAATTATATGTAGTGTTTTATCGGAGCTTTTTGAGACTATTTTAGTTGTTCTTGGTGATATAAAATCGTTCATTAATGACAATTTAGTGTGGATCACAGCTATTGGTTTCGTTGGAGTTATGTTGTATGCAGTTTGGCTGCTTGATAGCAGTAAATCTAGCTCTGCTGCCTCTTGTGATTTTTTGATTTCGAGAGTTTCTGATAATAAGGCTTTAGTTTTTGAGAATGAAACTGGAAGAGTCTTGGTAAAGGAATTTGAAGGACAAAGCTTTAAATATGAAGAGGGAAATATACATAATAGTATTGTGAGTGTGAAGAAAGCTGTTAAGGTAGTAGAAATCAAAGAAGCTAACACTATTGTTAAAGCTAATGCGTTTGTTTCAGGTAGATCATTACTTGTTCCAGCTCACTTAGTTCATG